TAGGTAAAAATCTTTTCATGTTGATTTCCCACTATTTTCAGCCGTATTTATACTCAATTAATTTTGAAAGAATGTTAGTGTAAATGTGTTTAAATCTATAACTACTCTCGCTAATCTTTGGCCATTATTCTCACTGTGACCAGCTGATGTTACTACTATAGGCACAGATGATTTAAAGTCTGTAAAGGATTTTGCATATCCAGTGTTTATGAATCCGTAGCCAGGTACATTTGGTGTATCTCTCTCCAAAGTCATGGTTCCGCCATCATATCCACTTGCTCTTACTGTTACTGGTTGCTGTCCTATCTCTGCATACCAAGTTCCTCTCATGTCTAGTTCTATGATATTGTCTGGTATGCCGCCAGGTAGTGTTTTTACTGCATTTACATCAATGTATATACCTTCATATCCAGCAGTAGACTCTGCATCGTCTCCTCCCCACTTCATATAAGTGATAGATCCACCAGCATCTATGATATGTGGTTGTTTATTTGTTCCTACTACTTGTCCTGCCAAGGCAGTCGGTTTTAAAAATTCAGATCTAACATCAAAGTCTTTACCATCAGTCCACCACCAGTAGAACTGTAGATAGTTGCAGTCGAATACAGCAGCGTCGAACGCAGCTCCTCTCGACTTCCCGATTCCAAATGCAAGTGGTGACATATTAACTAGGGATTATAAATGAACCTTTCATACCGCCATGAATAGTGCAAACATACTCATAACTTGATGGTGCGTCGTGTGGGATTGTGAAAATCTGTACTCCATTTTGAGATCCGCTGACATATGTTCCTACACCTGTTGATGTATTAGTAAATTGAATACGGAATGGGTGAGAAGAACCAGTAGAGTTCTCAAACATATATGTGAATCCTCTCATCAAATAGAGAGTTGGGTTGTCTACAGTATTTCTTTGGCCAGGGCCAGCAAAACGGTATGCAGAAGCACCGTTTGCGGTAACATAGTATCTAGTACAGAATCCTCTACCAGTTCCGTTTGAAGTAATAAGGTCAGTAACAAAACTACCAGCAGTTACAATACCTACAACATCTAGAGTATCAAGAGTGAGGTTTGCAGGGACAGATGCATCAGAGATAGTGATTGTTTTTTCTGATCCAGTACCAGTTGCAGCGACAGAACTTCCAACAAAGTTTAGTGTAGTTGCAGTTGTTGACAATGGAGTTCCCTCATCTTCAACCGTGATTCCGCCACCACTACCACCTACTTGATAGTTTACAATATTAGAAGTAGAAATACCAGTTATATTTGCACCGTTACCAGCAAATGCTGTTGCGGTAACAACTCCTGTGACTGTGGTGTTGGTCTGGATTGCAACTTGACCAGCTTTTAAATTTAGGTCGCCGTTACTCTCTATAGTTGGGTCGCCACTTGCTCCAACTATATTAAGATCCTTTACACCGAACGATTTTTCTGCCATTGCGCTAGTCTTTTTTAGTATTTATTAAGAGAACTTTATCTCAACTCCACCACTAAACTTTAAGTTTGGTGAGTTTGTGATTCTGATCTCAGGTTTCTGTGGTTCGTTAGGTGAACCAGTGGGAGCATCCCAGATAACAACAGGGCCCTGTCCATATTGATGTAGTCCATACATATCTTCCCATGCCTGTGTTGTTGCAGTGAAAGATGTGACATCATCACCATAGTAAAATCTAGATGGATCTTGTGTACCACATTGATTTTTCAACCAATCCTTTACTTCTCTCCAAGTCCAGTCTCTATTATATTGAAGTTTAGTAGTGATCCATCCAGCAACTGTAGGACATGCAGAACTGGTGCCACCAAAGTCAATATCATATGGGGTCAACGCTAATCCACTATATGTTTCTGGGTGAACATATGTCTGAGATGTATTTTCTCCATCTGCTGTGAGTGTATCATCAGCAGCACCATAAACATCAATGCCTGTTCCCATGTCACTATAGGTGACTTTCCTCTCTTTATAATCTGTGGTGTTACCACCTAAGCCACCACTAGATATCTGATCATCTAATGCACCAACATTAATTGCTGCATATTCAGTTCCAGCAGTAGAAATACCAGAAGTAGTTTTTCCTAATGACTGTGGCCATCCTCTTCTATTGAAAGTGTTATAACATGTCAATCCAAATTCACTATGAGTTGAACTTTCTAAAGATGAACTACTAGTTGTTGCCCAATAATTATTGAAATCTAAATCGCCAGGAGAAGTTTGTGTTTGATTACTATTACCAGCAGCACATACAAATATAACACCAGCATCTGACATTTCTTTTCCACTTTCAGTCGTAGAGTTATCCACCATCTCTCCTTTCATTCTACCACCATCACCATAAGCACCGTATAGATCAAAGAAAGCTGGTTGAGAACCACTACTATAGGAAACGCCAGTTGTAGTTCCATCTATTGTTGATGGTCTATAGTAATAATAGTAACTACCATTCCAAGTAGTAGATCTATAACCCCAACTGTTACTAGACAGTGTGGGGTTTTTTGTGTCATTTTCTTTACCAGTTATTGCAGAGTGTCTATCGTAGTTAGGTTTGTATAGATGAAATAGTTTCTGGATATCAAATTGCCCGTTATCGTTGATTCCAGCACTGTAACTACCAATACTATTGATCACCCACTTGTTGGCATTGTATGCTGAACCATAGTTCTTACCAAATACTTGACCAGCACACTGAGTTCCATGATCAGTAAAATTGGTTGCCTTTGCGGTGTTACTACCATTGCATCTTGCTCTGGTATAAAATGTACTGATACCTGATACTGTTCCTATAGTTGAAAATCCTACTGATCTCTGACTCGCATCAGACCACCATGATCTTGCAGCGGAATCGGTAGGAACTGTTGTGCCATCCCAACGTACTGTCAGTAGAGATGGATTGTTATTGAAAAAGTCTGGATCAATATAATATGGCCCATCGAGAACTAGATCTAGAACACCAGATGTGCCTGGTGTTGTAGATATACCACTCCATGTCAATGCGTTTCCTGTTGACCATCCTACAGGATCATCGTCAGTTGTCACAAATTCTGGATGTGCAACCCAGAATCCATCATCTGCTACAACTGCGTCTACACCAGTACCATCACCTAATTGTTTTGGTTCTGCCTCTATTATTATATGGTCAGATCCACTCAAACCAGTGGATGTTGCGTCCCAAGGGTTTTCTTTTTGTGTATGTCTTAGTATTTGATATCCAGTTCTGTTTTTATCAGTAGAACCTATACCAGCCTGAGATGTAGGTGGTCTAGATGGTGCGGTATTCCATGCTCTGTAGTTGGATACTGACCCTGTTCCCCTACCAAATCTCTGCACACCAGCAATTACATCTCTAGGATCGGGAGCATAGTTGCCTGGATATGCTGAATAATCTATATTTACAAATTGTACCCTCTCATGTTTCCTTAGATCCTCTGCTTCTGCATCAGTCAACATGTAAGTTCCTCTAGTATCACTGTGAAGTTTCTCATCTGTGACAATAATAGATGGATCGGGGATATTATCCTCTAATGAACCATCTTTTTTGAGTTCTTCATGAATGAAAACCCAATCTTCTTTGGTGTAACATTTGATAGAGTATGCTTTCTTTTCATCGGCTTCAGTTGGTTTGACAGCCAACCCTGTCCTATCAAGAGTATTCGTGCTAGTATGAATCATATGCCTTGAATCAGAGTCTTGACGTATCTATATGTGGATAATCCAGAAATTCCTGCCTCTGGTGTAAACTTAATTTGTACGTTACCACTGTCTATTGTTGCTCCAATAGATACCTGTTGTTCTGGAGAGAACATGATACCATATTCTTGTGAGAACGCTGTGGTTCCATCATGCATGACAAGAACTTTTTGTGATTGTCTATATGTTCCTAGACCAATCATAAATGTGTACTCAGCACCAGAGTAACTTGCAGCAGAGAATGAATCAATCTGTGTTTCTACACCAGCAGATGCGGTGTACGTTCCGAATCCAGTGGTTGAAATTCCGCCACCTCCACCACCAGCTACGGCAGTGATAGTAACAGTTGCTTCTGAACCTGTTCCAGTCGCTGTGACTCCACTTCCAACAAAGTTTATAGATGTAATACTGGTTGCAGTTCCAACGTTAGTTCCTTCTTCTTTAATGGTGATACCATTGATACCACCGCCTCCTCCACCAGTAGGTGCAGCAGGAGCCCATTGTGATCCACTCCATGTCAATACATCATTTGTACTTGGAGCATTACTAGAAACATTAGATAAATTACCTAAGTTTTGTCCACCTATACCTGTTAGATATCCAGCAGTCGCATGGTTGCCCCATGCATATGCAGTCTCATACTGTGTGATATCAAGAGCAGTTATCTGAGTTGCAGCACCTGTGAATGGAACCGCACCTGACATATCAATAGTTGCAACTCCACCACTGTAAGTTGCAGTCACGGCAGAACCAACAAAGTTAATTGTTTGTGCAGATCCTACTGATGATGATTCTTCTTGTACAACAATACCAGATAATCCACCGCCACCACCACCTGATGTGGTGACTGTTACGACACCAGCAGATGCTGGGGAAACACTGAAACCAGTTCCGAAGTTTACAGTTCCAATAGTTCCTACGAGAGTTCCGCCCTCTTTAATTATGATACCACTACCAGATGCAGTGATACCAGTTAGTCCAGATCCATCTCCGACAAAACTACCAGCAGTCACAATTCCTGTTGCGTTGACATTATCAACTAGAATGTCTGGTTTGTCAGTCAATCCAGCAGCAACAGTTGCCACTCCAGCAGTGTTTGCAAATGAGACATTAATATTGTTTAATCCAGAACCATCACCTGTAAATGATATCGCAGTTAGAACACCAACTCTATAGTTTTCAGTTCCAGTTCCAACTGATTGATCTTGATTCTTGTTGACTAGTTCATTCCAACCAGCGTGTGCATAGTATGCCTTACCTGTTTCGTGAACGTGAGCAAACTGACCATGATATGTGGATGATGATGGTAGAGATGCGTAGGTTGACCATAAGAATGGTAACAAGTTATCTGTTGCAGTGCCGTCTAAACGACCAGCAAGTCTCATATTACCTACAATCTTAAGTTTATATCCCTCTGTATTGGTAGTACCTATACCCACACTACCTAATGTATGAATACCAGTGGAGTTGGCTCTCCAAATACTATCTGTAGATGGTAGATCGGTGAGTAAAGAACCATCACCAGAGAACTTAGATGCAGTTATAACACCAACAGTCTGGTAGTTACCATACATGTCTTGATGTAGTATCTTTCTCCAACCGTTGTAACCACCCATTGTGGTTCCACTGGAAACGTATGCGGTCTTAGTATTGTTTGCCCATGCAAACATACCTCTCCAACTTCCAGCAGTAGGCATATCACCTGTTGCGTCAAAGTCAAAACGCATCTTACTGCCTTGGCCAGGCATTGTTACAATACCAATCGCAGAATTGATATTGTCAATAACAATAGATGGAGTTCCTGTTAAATTCTGTGCGACTGAGGCAATACCAGCTGTGTGTGCATACCCAGCCATGGTTGAGAACCCTGCATTACCAGTGTATGTTGCAACACCAGCTACCTTCGCATACTCGGCTACTCCTGAGTTGGTTGCAACTCCAGATGCAGATGCGTATGTTACAATACCAGCAACTGTGGCAAAGTTTGCAGTCAGTGCCAGTGTTGCTGTGTCAGCGAACCCAGCTGTTCCTGATGTGGTAGATACTCCAGCAACGTTTGCATATGCAGATGTAGTAGAGAATCCAGAAGTAAATGCAAATCCTACTGTATCAGCAGCACCGATTGTGACGTTACCACCAAATGCCTGTGTAACATCTAAGTTTCTATCGAAGTTAAGACTCTGTGCAACACCAACTAGAACACCACTATCTTTAATGACAACACCAGAACCTGTTGCAGTCACACCAGTTAGACCAGAACCATCTCCAACGAATGTTCCAGTTGTAATACCTGTTAATTGAACGTTACCTGATACAAATAAAGCTGCACTAGGATCAGTTGTGCCTATACCTACGTTCTTACTTGTGTATATTCCTGAGTTCCCTGCCTTAGTCCAAGTACCAGCACTCCCTGCATTGGCACTAAGATTATCTCCGTCACCAAAGGTAGAATATATTTCAGAAAAGTTTGCGTTGACCTTACTAGCACCCAAGGCGAGGGAATCTCCCAGTCCATCGTTCGGTGTGAATCCAGTAAATATTCCCTGACGAGCCATTTAGCTAAAAATTATAGTGTCCCTGTCTTCTATTTATTGATATAATAAATACGTTATGATAGCTATACTGTATCCTTTGAAAATGGACAAGAATTTATCTGAAGCATACCAAAAAATTTATGAAGTTTCCGCTGAGACGGCACTTGCAGCTTCCAAGGGAAGAGATAAACAAGCCTCTATGCTCAAAGGCCCAGAGAATACTGAGAAGAGAAAGGAACTTAGAGCAAAGGCATCTCAAAACTATAATAGAGCCGTTGAGAAACGTAAAGCTGGTTTCGTAAAGAACACTGCAACTCCGCAAGGCCCTGTAAGTAAAAAGGGTATGTCCGAAGGCACAAAGGATATGAAGAAGTTTCTTGATGATAAAGCAAAGAAGTTAACGAAGCAGAGAGATGCACAACCTGATGCATATAAAAACAATCCTCACTTCGATAGCACTAATCCTACTAGTAAAAGTAGAACAGAAGCTTATGACAATAGATACTCTGATAATACAGGTAAAGAGTCAGAGGAGAAAAAGAAAAAATTAGAAAAGAAAAGAAATATGAAGTTAGACAATCACCCTCAGTTCAAGAGAGAAGGAAAGTATAGAGCAGAGTGGGAGCAACTCAAGTTGATGGAGATGGATGATTACAGAGAATCATTCGATGATTGGATCACATCTATAGCAGAAGAGGGATATGACATCGAAAGATGGACTGATGAAGAGATGATTGATACATTTATCAGTGAATTAAACCTCTACAATGTTCAAGAATCTGTGTATGATGCACTTATGAGTGGAGGAGATTTACAGGAAGCAGATAAGAAAGGAAAGGGTAGTGGTACAAAAGATGCATGTTATCATAAGGTGAAGTCACGTTACAGTGTTTGGCCTAGTGCATATGCATCAGGTGCTTTAGTTAAGTGTCGTAAGGCAGGCGCTAAGAACTGGGGTAATAAATCTAAGAAAGAAGAAGTTGAGTATGATATAGATGAGGGAGCGTTAGTATCGGCTGCTAAAGGAGTTGAGGCAGTGGGTAAGGGAATTGGTAAAGGACTAAAGAAACTTAATGATTTAGATGACAAAGCGGGTGCATATGTGGGTAGAAAAGCAAAGGATGCTGCAAAAGCAACTGCTAAAGGAGTTGGAAAGGCAGCGTTGGCAACAGGTAAACTTGCTGGAAAAGCAGCATTAAAAACAGGAAAGGTTGCAGGCAGAACCGCTATAGGTGCAATAAAAGGTGCAGCTAAAGGTGGATACAAAGCCTTTAGAAATCAGGAAGACTTCTCTGATTGGAGAAGTGATCTAGAAGTCGTGACTGAAGGAACAAAAATAGATAAAAAACTTAGAAAAGATGCTAAAGCAATAAAACCAGGCCCACTTTATAAACTTGGTAGAACCAAAGAACAAATGGGTGATAAAGCAGTCGCATCAAGAAGAAACTTGCGTAATGCTGATGATCGTAATGCTGCTGATAAGAGTAGATTTGGTAGTATGTCTCCAGAAAAAGAAACAGCAGAAAGGAGAGAAAAGCATAAAGCAGCAAGAGGTGTGAAGAAAGAGGAACATAATTATGTGAATGAATATGCTATGCAATTAGAAAAAGTTGGCATGATACAGACAGCACTTAAACCAATAACTAAAGCCGTCACTAGAAAGGCAATTCAAGTTGGTGGAAAAACTGGAGGAAAGATTGCTAAGGCAGGGATGAACGCGGCTGGTCGTGCTGTGAAGGATCAAGTGAAACAGACAGCTGTAGGAGCAGCTGCTGGTGCGGTGAACAGGGCTGCTGAGAAAGTCAGAAATATTGGTAAACCAAAACCACCAGTCAATCAACTACCACCATCACAACAAACTAGTATGTAATGAAAAACTTTCAAGAGTTCCAAGAAGCTACTCGCTTCAAGAAAGAGAAAGGTTATGATGTAGGTGGAACTAAGAAACCAG